AGTGCCAGTGGAGGTTTTGCCGCGCCTTGCCGGTGTAAAGTGCCTGGTCAGAGCAGAACTCAGACAGTTTCAGCAGCGGCCTCGGCTCTGCGCTGAACTTGGCCAGCCACAACGCCGCCTCGCCCGCCAGCGACCAGGACTGCGCGTGGGGCCGCACGGACAGCGCCATAAAGGCGTTGATGAGCGCCTCGCCGTATTGCTCGAACAGCACCAGCGCGCCGGCCTTGGCGTGGTAGGCGTTGTAAAGCTCCTCCGGGTCTTGCCGCCCCGTCTCCTCGTATTTCACGAAGTAGCGGTCCAGGGCGTCCAGCGCTTGATCCATCTTGCGGTCCACCATCAAGTCTTTGGCCATGTGAAGTAGGAGCCGGCAGTCATCACCGTGCTCTGCCATCCACGCCTCGGAGATCATCACGTTCTGCTCGCGCCGGTTACGTCCGTGCTCCTCTGGTCGCTCCTGGCGTACGCTCATCAGGTCAGTTTGTAGCCCGACGCGTGGTCGCCCGTTGTCCATCTCCCAGTAGTTGTGACACGGCCCTTCCCAGTGGCCCGATTCGATCAGATAGATGCGCGGCTGGACGAACGTGCCATCGCTGTAGTGGTAGGCAAACAACGCCATCGGGAACTCGCCCTGCTCCATCTGGTCCACGACGGCTCGCAGGTTCTCCACCTGCTCCCATTGATCGTCCGTGTCCACCACGAAGGCGTAGCGCACGCCGGCCTGTCTCAGGATCTCGAAGCTCTGGTTGCGGGCCTGAGCGAAGCTCATCAACCGCCCGTGTTCGTCCAGCGACCCGGCGAACTCTTCCACCGGGAGCGTGGCGTACTTACGCGCCAGCTCAGGCGTGGCGTCATCGCTCACCCCGCCTAGCACAATCGCCACCTCGTCAACGTGTTCTACCACCGGATCTAACGCCAGTGGCATCAGTGCTTCGGCGTTGCGGGCGATCATCGCCACGCCGACGGTAGGCTTTTCAGCCATGTTGTTCCTTTCCCGAGGATCAATCCTCGTCGATGTAGATGTACGCCCGCACGCCGTTGGTCGTCGGCGTTGAGCTAGTCGCCCGCACGACCAGCGTCCCCAGCACCGGGTAACGCTGTAATCCCATTGCCGAGCTGTAGCTGGTGCCAGCTAGATTAGAGGCTGGCTTGCGCGGAAAGTGCCAGGCGTCGGTCTTGCCGGTCACGCTGAGTACGTTGCCTGCCGGCGTCAGGTGCTGGATCTGAACCCGCGTGTCGATCGTGACGCTGGTGTAGTCCAGGTAGACCGCTTCCAGCCAGCCAGGGTCAGTCAGCGCGATAGAGTTGCTGCCCGTCGCTGCGCCGGTCGTGCCGGAGGGTGTAACGGATACGATCTGTTTGTACATCTCTGCCTCCTACTCGGCCTCAGCGATAAAGGCGTATGCCGTCACCGCGTTGGTGGCCGGCGTGCTGCTCGTCACCGCTAGCGTCAACTGTCCAAAAACAGGCGGCATCTGCCCGTCCGCCGCCACCTCTGATGTCCAGGGCGCACAGGTATTAGATCTCGGCTTGAAGCGTGGAAACCACCAGCCGTCGGTGGCGTTGTCGTTCTTGGTAAAGATCGAGACAGCCGGAGTGCCCAGGCGGATCTCAACATTTGTCACCGACGTAACGGAAGCGTAATCCAGATAGACAGCGTAGAGCTTGCCGTTGTGGGCTGGCGTCATGACCGCCGTGCCGTCGGCAGCGCCGGTCGTGCCCGCAGGCGTGACCGCCGCCGAAACCATTTTCATTGCCATAGTTACTGCTCCTCTATGTAGACATAAGCCGTCACGGCGTTGGTGCGCGGTGACGAGCTGGACGTTGACAGTCGCAAATGGCCCGTAACCGGGAAGGCCATTAGGCCCGCTGTCGAAGCGTAGGCGGTGTTGCTCTGCGTGACCGCCGTCTCTCGCGGCCAAAACCATCCGTCGGTGGCATTGTCACTGACGGTAAAGACCGTCAATACTGGCGATGTGAGCGCCAGCGTCACATTGGTCACGCTGGTTACGTTGGCGGCATAGTCCAGATAGACGGCAAAGAGCTTGCCGTTGTAGCCAGGCGTCAACGTCACACTACCCTCCGCTGCTCCAGCCGTGCCGGTCGGTGTGATAGTGGCAACCATTCGTTGCATATTACCCGCTCCTCTGCGTCTTGGACCGTGGCGGCGATTTCACCGCCTTGTCCTCGGCTGGCTCTTTGACCTCTTTGACCTCTGGCGCGTAATCCTCGAAGCAGCCGGGCGCGTCGTTCATCAAGAACGTTCGCTCGTCCTCTGTCACCTCAAAGACCGAGCCGGGCCGGAAGTGCCAGCCGTAAGGCACATTCTCATAACGCTGAATACATCTCAGTTTCATAGCGTTTTCTTTCTACATAGGGGGAGGGTTAAGCCCCTCCCCCTTATGCTAAGCTAGTCTAGTTTTGCTCGAAGTGTACGTACAGGTCTGCGAACAGAGCGCAGCTCGCGCCAGCGGCAAACGTGCCCGCGCTGGTGTAGTTGCAACCCAGCAGGTCGCCGGCGCTGAAGCTGTAAATGCCGCGCCGCCACGCGCCGTAGTGCGTGGCGGTGTTGGTCGCGCTCTCTAGCGCCACCGCCACCGCCGAGCTAGAGCCGGCAGCCTGCGCCCGAAAACTCACCGAGCCGGTGCCGACGGCGTTCTCCGTGCCGACGGACAGGCCCACGATTGAGCCGTTGAAAGGCGCTTCGATAGCGGTGATCTTGGTCGCGTGGCCGACGACCGACGCGCCGTATTTCATCGCGCTACCGGTCGCCCCGGTCGCGGCGTAATCGTGGTAAAAGTGGAATTTCACGATATTTGATTTTTTCGGTTCCATCTCAGCCATTGTCTAAACCTCCTACGTCACCAGGATATTGCGGACACCGGCGGTGTGCTTGGCGCTAGAGCGAGTGCCCCGGCAACCGATTGCCACACGGTAGCTCACAACCATGATGATCTGCCGTTTCTGGATGTCGCGGTCTACCTCGATCTCCACCTCGCGCCGGAATCCAACCTTCCACTGCGACCGATTTAGGAAGTCAATCTGGCCCAACGTGTTGTTGCTGGAGGTCGAGCTGACCGTGCCAGCCGCCTGCGTTTTTGGCGCTAGCGTGGGGATCACGATAGGTATGCCGCGATAGCTGGCCACCTGCCCGGTGACGATGATGGAAAAGCCGGTGTCGGCCTCGCTCTTGAGGAACGAACCCGGCGCGTTGCTGTCGGTGGCGTTCAGGAACCCACGAAGGTAGGTGTCCACGTCACAGACGCACAGTATCTCGCGGGGATTGGCCGCGTACTTGCCCATCTTGACGAGGGTACTGGTGATGTCCGCATCCGTCAGCGCGTCACCGCCGGCATTGGTGTTCTGGTTGGTGTTATCTACCAACCAGAGATGGCGGATGCCGTCCTGGCCAGCGGACAGGTAATACTCGTCGCCAGCCGGCGCGGCGTCGTTATAGTTGATGTTGCCGGAAGCGTTGGTGCTGTCAGCGTTGAGACAGAAACCGTCGATGTACTCCGCAGCGTTGCGGCTGATGGTCTGGCGCACCGCCGGCATCAGCGCCACGATGGCGTCCTCGTCCAGACTGTATGACCAGTCCACTTCAGCCAGGTGCTCGGTGACGGTCAGGTCTTGATTGGCCGTCGCCGGGTCGCTGGCGGTGGTCGCCACGTTCTCGGTGCCTTTCCTGAAAGTCACGTCACCGAGGGCGTTGGGGACGGTGAGCGGGTTGGTCGGCATCGCAATCCGTTGCAGATTGGACGCCAGGACATTGCTGAGATGCACGTCCTCCCACAGCTCGGTAGCCATGTCGGTTGGGACCAGCTCGTCGCCAGTCCCTGTACCATCGCTGGTCAGCGCCTTGAGCGCCATTTTCAAGTCCTCGGAAGGCGGGCTGATATTGCGGCCTCGCTCAGTCGAGAGCAGGTAGCGCTTTTCGATGACCTTGTGAGCCATGTACAGGTCCACCGCCTTGACCTTGGTGCCGGTGAAGTCGGTGTAATACCCCTGCGCCGCGATGTGCTTGACCATCGGAGCGAAACGGTTGCTCGGTTTGAGCACGCCGCTAACGATGGCTTTGTCCACGCCGTGAGCGTAGACCGGGTGGCCCTTGCGGGCAGGCTGGCGGTCAAGTCGATCTTGAACCTGCTCATTGACGAGCTGTTTGACTTGTTCGGAGAATTGGTCCTTGACCTGCTCCCAGTCCAGCACCGCCGGATCTTTATGGCCGCTCTTGACTGCCTCGGTCAGGTCGGCCATTTGCTTTAAAAGCTGTTCTTTTTCCATTATTTGATACCTCACTGCGCCATTGCGCTTTCTAGTGTTGAGATGAATTGTTCGAGCGCCGCCAGCACGTCCGCGTCAAAGTCCTCTGGTTCGATGTGTTCAGTGGGTTGAGGTTCGGCGGGGGGATCGGTGTCGGGTTCGTCGCCGTCCTGGTGTGGCTCGATGGGATTGTCATTAGTAATAGTCTTACCCGTATCGCTTGCCGGGCTAAACTCTGATCCGTCATGTGTGTTGCAATGGGCGCGGGCTTCGCTAGCTTCCCAGGTGTCCTTGGGATAGCGATACGCCTGCTCAGTAAGCGCATCCTCGCCTTCCAGCCGCCCCATGATCACGTTGTACTCCTTGCCTTCGTGCTCGCGGCTTACGCGCCGGAAGGAATCAGGCTGGAAATCGCCGGGATCGCGCAGCCGGCAAGCGTGCTCATTGGGATAAGGTTTCAATTCCAATAAAGAGGGGTCATCGGTGCGCGTTTCAACAAACT